AATTGGCTTGCATGCTTTGAAGCAACTTATCGCCAACCTGAGACATCATATCTTCAACCAATGAACGCCTATCTTCTTTTCTCAAATCAGAAGAACCATACACTTTATTGGCTTCAAACGCTGTTTTTCTTCTTTCAATAACTCCACGGTCTGCTTCATTAGTAACAGAAACTTTGTCAAAGTTTTGTCTCGAACCTTCCAACCCCATCAACACAGCTTGGTTAATCTGCGAATCGGTTAGCGGTTCAATAACTTTTGACAACGGCATATCTTTAACTTTGAAAAAAGAACCATCTTCACCAGATTCAACAATTCTCATCTGGTCTTCATCAATCATTCCTTCAACATAACCATACTTACGATTGAATCTTTTGGCATGCGTAAGTACCATAGCAGTTGCTTTGTTGTATTCATCCTGTGGAGAAATTTGTACCCTTATATCTGACAAGGGATACACTTCATCTGGAATATCATTGAACTGCAGGAAAACATATGGGTCGCTTTCCACACCTTCGGGGGTCTCAACGTTGCGTAACCAATCGTCATGTCCTTCGGCAATGACCTTCAACTTGTCATGCTCAATATCCCAAATTTCATACAGGGTAACTCGTTTCAAGTCCTCCTGCAGTTCACGATAGTCAGACTTAGCCATTTCATTTTCAGATAAATCCAACCCCCTCTTGGCCATATAAGAGGGTTTCAAATTCTTTGTATTCTTGTATTTCTTATCGTTCTTCACATCCTCCAAGGGGAGAGAGATTTCTTCAATGATATAGCGACCATCTTCAAAATAGTTTTGACATTCAGTATCAAATATGAATGAAGCAGGTGAAACCCTGCGAGCAACAAACTTCTCATTCAACATAATATCTTCATCTTCATCAACTATGACATTACCTTTATCATCAATATCATATATTGGTTCTTGATCTTCATATCCCAATACTTTAGGTTTGCCATAGTTCTCATTAATAACCATATTGGGAACGTACCCAACCTTCATAGCACCAAAAATAAATATGGCATCAAGAATAACAAGCCTGGCTTGTTTCTTCAATGTTATTCTAAGATTCTCATTAGCATAATAGTTAAGAAACAAACTAGCTGTCTTGGCATTTTCAATGATCTTCTTCTTATCTTGCTTATGTCCAGTCTTTGGTGTTACATACCACTTAGGATTCTGGAAGTACAAGAATGGTAGTTGTGACTTGATGCTTGCAAATATAAGATTAGTAACTGGTTTCTCTTTGTAACCAGTTGAATCACTCCATTGATCAGACTTGTAATACTTGATATACTTTTTGGCTTCCTTGATTTTCCGCTTGCGTAGTTTCTTACCACGTTCAATACGGTCACGCCAAACTTTAATCTCTTGCAAGTCTTTTTCTTTTTGAGTTTCCTTAACCATTAGTAAGTCCTTGCGTCAACAACACCACCAGTTGATTCACTCATATTGGGGCCGAGTGCACGTTTCAATCTTCGCTTCCACAAATGAACTGAGTTCCTGTCATAATCCTGAATGCTGACAACCTTACTAGATGGTTTGATAATTTCGAACAACATCTGCTCAGCATCAATTATGTCGTCATGACTTGCTTTGGGAAACCTTGTAAGTTGTTCTTCAAGTTCAGTTCCAAGTAACTTTTGGTTATGCCAAACGTAACCACCCTCATACCACGGCTGCATTTGTTTAATGGTGTATTCTTTATTTAGCCCAGTATTCTTTCCCAATTCCTCAAGAGACATATAGAACTTCTCATCACGTTGCTTCTTCTTGAGAAATGATTTCAACATCTTCTCAACCATTGCCTTCTGTGCAGCATACCTTAAACATTTCCATCTGGTATAGTATTCCTTCATAACATCAAGAAATGCTGCAGGGTCTATTTGTTTAAACCACACATCAAGAATATATACATTCTCTTTATAATCCTGGCAACCAATAACTATGGTAGAGTAGTCATTCTTCCCTTCCTCAGTAGCACCGTCAACAGCCATATAGGTATTGCCTACTGGAATTTCAACATCATCGTCACGAACAATTGTATTCTTGGCAGGATTGTATTTGAAGTATTTGAAATAACTTGCTTTGAATACTGCGTTTTCTTGTGGTACAGGGTCTTGCTGATATAAACAGGAGAATAAATATGAACCCATCTTCTTACCCTGTTTAATCTTCATGAGTTCATCAATGGGGTATCTCTCTGGCCAGGTGGGTATCTTCTCACCACTAGCATCAGTTGTATAAGATGCTATCTTAATGAGCTCAACATCCTCATCCTTTTCTAAATCCCCATATAAATCATAATCATCCCACCGTGTTCCAATAATATCAATGGGTGTATGGGGGTCATTTCTCAATGGGAATATGGCACGGTAGAATTGTTTGACCTTATCCATTTGATCACGAGTAGTGGAGTTCTCTCTTGTCACTAAGTCATCAATAATAATATGATCGAAATGTCTAGAAGTAAGTGTGCTATCCGCACCGAATGCTTCAAACGTTCCTTCCAACACTGGTCTGCCACCACGATTGGGAACATGTATCTCTGTCTGAGTCCATATCGTGTCTGGAGATTGAGGTTTCTTTGGACAGTATTTTTCAAAGTACATCCTGAATCTTTCATTAACTAAGTAAGGATGGCCAATCGCAGTAACCATATCCTTGGCATTGGCAAGAACAGATGAGATTACTGCGATTCTTATTGAAGGGGTATTAATTTGTAAAGAAATTGCATGTGTTATTGTGAGTATAGTTGTCTTAAAGAATCCACGTGGTAGAAGCCATAAACGTATGTCTTTCTTCCGTGGTTCACTCAATCTTTTGCAGACGTATTTATAATGAAACTCCGCTGTGAGGTCAGTAAATCCAAGCAAATCCTTCGCAAGATAATAAGTATTTGCTTTGTATTTCTCACGAGCTTCTTGAAGTTCATTGTTTCCCATTTTACGGAACCCACTCATACAGTGATAATCCTGCACTAGTACCAGTGCATGATGCATAAATTTGTTGTTTTCCTTCACACCAAACTGGTGCAACTATGAATATTGGTGAATATGAAATTATGGAAAAGATTATCTTCCCATTTGAATCTCCTGCCTTTATAACAACAGTTGCTGCATTCGTTCCATCAACCGCTATTAATATTCCACCAAGTGCACCACTTGGAACAGGTACTTGGCTCGCTCCATTTGCAAGAACACCATCAATTATTTTTAACATATATTTTCTCCTTCAAATTTGTCTTCCATTTACTTCTCCTTCAATCGTGAAGTTACTGCAATAAAAACCCAGCCCCTGAAAACTTGAATCCTGCTCCGGTGCCGATGGTAAGGTTGCCGGAGCCGCCTGCAATATTATAGCCCCCTGTGCCTGCCGTAGCGTTGCAGGAACCTGTAAGACCAGCAAGAGGATGGGGGCAGGTGTAGGGGGCAAAATACGAAGTCCATGTATTTGTTGCGGTACACTTATACAGAGTTCCGAGTGTTCCCTGATCCGTGGCAAAATAGGAAACACCACCGCCTGATTCTGCACCTGTCGTACAGGTTGCTGGTCGAGATGATAGGACACCTCGGCCCACCCCGGAAGTCCCATCAAAGGAGGCGTTATAATCATAGTAATCTCGATTCGGTTGTATATGCTCTATGCTGAGAGCACAGCCAGATTGGACGAAGGTTAAATCATTTGTGTCAATTCTATTGTTCCATGCATAGGCAGGGGCAAGCTCCTCAGGGGGATAAGGGTTCTCTGTAGTCCAGTTCCATTGGTGGGTGGAACGTCCAATCTGACCACGGCAGGGATAGCCACTCAAACCGGTCGTGTTGCCATCCCAGGGGGAACTACCATCGCACAATCCACCTGTTGACGTTGTTTCGCAACTTCTTCTATTGTCGAGCTGAATTCGCTGCATACTAAAACCAGTCAATGTATTATTAAAAATGACACCGGTCCCACCACGCAGTTCCATAGGCACAAATATGGTCTGATCGCTTGAATTGATTATATTGTTATAGATTTCCCATTTTCTTGTTCCCATATCACTGTATAAGGTGGCATGAGCTTCGACATAAGTACCATTAAGGGTATTATAGCGGAAGACATATCTTCCGCCAGCGTTCGCATCCACAGCATTTGCGCTGTCACCAACGTTGTACGTAAATGTGTTGTTTTCTATATAAACAACACCGGCGGGAACTGGCGTAACATCACCAGACCCAAGGTTGAGAGGTTGTGCCGCAAGAGCATGTGCAGTAGGAATCGATCCCCCCACAAAACCATCCACGATAACCCTCATATTATGGAAAATACAACTATCTACTAACCCTGTTGGATGATTGTTTTCTCTGAGTCCGTATACACTAACGCTGACCTGAAAAATGTCACTAGAAAACCTGCAATGATCTATTCTCCATCCATCACCATCGACGGCAATCGCGGCGGTTGCGCTGTTTCCCGCAATACTGATGAAACCAATCCCTGTAACTCTGGAACCCGATGTAGTCATATCTATGGCTTTCCAACCGTCACCACCTGTTATAACAGTAGAATCCATCCCTGAGCCCTGGAGGGTAATCTTCTTGCTGGATGGAATGGTTACTGCGTCTGCCCAAGTTGCAGTACAGGCTGTCCCACCTTTTATTGTGACCGTATCTCCAGTCGAAGAAGCAGTAATTGCTGTATTGATAGCGGCAACCGTACAGTCAGTCGCGTTAATTGTGGCCGCCCATCCCACCGAACACATCAGGAAGAAACATAAGATTGTCAGATATAGTTTTTTCATTTTGTCTTCTTATGGGCAACTTGCCGCTGGGTACGCAGAAGAATTAATCTTAATCATATCAACCGAAACGTGCTGAGTAAGCCACAGACTGTCACTGTAGTTTGAAGAAGTCATCCAATATCGGGGAGGGTAATCTTGGGTTAGTGGACTGGCTATGCTTTGGTCTATAAATGTTCCACTCAAGTTATAGTCAATCGCCCAACTTATGCCCGTGCCGGAGGCCTTGTTGCTTTCAAAGTATACCCTCACGCCATACCATGTATTAAGTGCCAAATTAGTAGTTGCACTATAAACTATGACCCATCCCGTACGATTATTGTATTGTAGTCCTATTTTATATACACCAGCCGAAACCCTTTCAAATCTCACCTGATAGGAAAGAGTTCCTGCCGTACTTTGATATGCAGTAAATGGTGAAATTGCAGCAGTGTCAGCATATATGTCGTTTACCATCTTAAAATAGCCCTGAAAATACGAAATAGATTTAGTCGCACCCGCGTCAAATGTTGCGCTTACCCCAGCGTTACTATTGTCAGTAATCTCCTCCATGTGAAGAACATAAGTTCCTTTGCCGGCGCAAACCGTATCGGCAGTAGCAAACAAGGCATTACCCTTTGTCTCGTCAACAACCCATGTGTTAGCGCAATTCTGGGCGTTTGCCGCATCATTGCCACAGTCCGTAGCACCATCAAAATTCTCGCACAATATATTTGCGTCAGTACAAGACCAAACACCCGCCGCCGCCCCTCCCCCGCTTACTATCCCTGCGAGAGCGCCTGCTCCGTAGCATGACGTAGTGAACAGAAATATCAGGAGAAATGCTAAAATGGTTTTCTTCATACTACCTCCTACGAACCGTTGCTGACCCACGGGCCTTTGTTGCCCCATGTCGTCCAGTTGCTCTTGATGGTGTAATTCTGCGTCAGGATAACCCCATCCAAAGTGATATAGTCATTCGTGGTCGGCTTGATTTTGATAAGATTCGCACCTATCGCTTGAAAGCAGATGTTCATCCCTGTCACGGCGGTTGGGACTGTGAAGGTAAACGCAGCCGTTCCTGTGAAGAAATACCCATAAGCCTCTTGAGCAGTTCCTGTTCCCACGGTGTATGTGGTTGCTTTCGTCAGGAATCCCACAGCACCGGAGATGATACCTGTGGTGCTGATTGTTCCAGAGCCGAAACCCTGATTCCCCGTAAAGGTCTGCCCTGCATCTATTCTTGCCATAGAAATTGCTGCATCAGGGACGGTGATAACCCTTGCCGTTGCCGCACCGGAGTTGAATCTGAAAGGGGCAGAACCGAAAGCAAGAGAATCGCCTGTCGTTGGATCAGGAATATAGAGCGTCTTGTTGTCTGTATGAACAGCACTTAGGGTAAGGAGCTTCCCGTTGGTCGAATCACTCAGCAGCATCTTCAACGTCCCCTTTGAGGCCGTGGCGCTGTAGAACTGTGCGGCAGAATCGTCGATGGAGATGTTTGTATATGGAGCGAGAACACCAGCAGCGTTATAGCCGAGAATCCCGCTATTCACCGGAGTCAGCCA